TAATAATGTCATACAAAAAGCTACTTGTTTAGGAGTAATTTTTGTATTTAAGTAAGAACTCCATAAATTTGCAACTCTTACATGAAGAAGCCTATAGTCACCATGTTGTTCTGCTCTTTTGCCTCCTACTAATTCCGAAGCTGCTTTTAAAATTTCTTTTGGTCTCATAAATCATAGTACCTTTCTGTTTCTGGTTGCATAATGTGTAAGTTTTCTTTTGCTCTTGTTGCTCCTACATAAAAAACCCTATGTTCTGTTGAAGGATATCTTTCGTATTCTTTATAAGCTGCATAAGAAATATCAGGAACTAATAAGATATTATCGTCTTCACCACCCTTCATAGAGTGAATAGTGTTTAATTTAAGTCTAGGAGACTTTACGTTATCCCCACGTTTTAAAGCGTTAAGAATATAATTTTGTGTTTGCAACCCTATCTTTCCTAATACTTGATGCCATCTTTTTTCTCCGTCAACCAATAACCCCAGGTCACTACGTAAATAATCAATGTTTAACAATCTATCTCCGTTTATATTTAAAAGTGATTGGGACCTTGGACCAAAGCCTCTTTTAAAGCCTTCGTCTACTTTCATTAAAGAATAAATAGTACGAACTTCTTGCATTGTAATTTCTTTTCCCTTACTTAAATTTTCCCAAGCTACTATAGCTTCATAGTTTTTTCTAGGAATGCTTGGATGACCGTTCCTACTATAAATCCATCCTTCATTTATAAGTTGTGCTGCGTACCTATCTAAAATACGATTGGTTCGTGCAAGTATGGTCCATTGTCCTTCGTCAATAGGAACGTCTTCAAGTCTTAAATGAAAGTTAACCGATCCTTTTTTAGGATTAGGTTCCCATTTCTTAGGAGCTCTATCTTCTATTTGCGACACTATAGCTTGCGCTAAATCAAAAACAGGAGGAGGTATTCTATAAGATTGACTCAAAACTTCTTTTTCCTTTGTCGCATTTAAAAAAGCTTTAACATCAGCTCCTTGAAAATTCATTATAGCTTGGTCATCATCTCCTGTAAATATTTGTGTGGAAGGACCCTTACGTAAAACATCAATCATTTTCCATTGTAGAGTTGATAAATCTTGAGCCTCATCTACAATCAACACATCTATATCTGGCGGAGAGTCTTGCAACACAAAATCTTCTATCATATCGGTAAAGTCAATCTTGTTTTTAGCTTTCTTATAACTTTTATAAGCTTTTATTAAATGTGTAAGTTCGCTGTAATTTAGATTATAATCTCCTGTTTCCTGAAACACATCTTCTAAAGGTTTATTTTTACTTCGTGACAGTTGATACATGTTAAGATAGGCATCGCCTTTTTTGTAACCGATATAATCAAAATCACTTTCAGCGTCCGAAGTGCTACTACTAAAATCTAATCCTACTTCATACCCTATATGTTTTATATCAGTAGAACGAATAACATCAGAAGGTTTACACCCTAATGATTTAAAGGCCATTGAATGTAGTGTTTGAAAAAAAGGGAGTTGATCCTCTTCAATATTCCAATCTTTGCACACGCGTTCTTTACTTTCTGTAGCAGCTTTTTTAGTAAAAGACACACACGCAATCTTATTGGGGTCAACCCCTTCTTTGATATACTCTTGAATAAGATTAGAATTCGTCTGGGTCTTACCGCATCCAGGCGGACCTAATATTGTTTTTATTTCATTCATTAAAAACTTCCCACCTAAATTTTAACTGTCCGTAAACAGGTTGCCAATCTCGTTTCCTTTTTTCTCTATCCCAACCTCCGCCTTTATTTTCTCCTGTAATTTTCCATCCAGCTCCACGTAAACTTGCTCCTGACTCTTCTTGAAGTGTATACGTTATCATCCGTCTACCTCCCATTTGTTGCCAAATCCTCCAACATCTTCCATATAAAAAAGAACAAGTGTTTTTAGGCGCTTCATCTAATACGCACAATCTTGTAACCTCTGCTGTTACTCCATCTTGTAATAAACGTGCTATAGGCCTGCCTACAATAGCTACTCCTACAAGAGCATTAACACTTGCTCCAATAGCAAATTTGCCTCCTTGGGTAGGTTTATTATGTCTATGAAAATTTAAAACAAATTCATTAGCTTCTCTAATAGATATAGGAACCACAGTTAAACTCAAAATGGTGGCTCCTCATCATTAGCTTTAAAAGCTACTTCTGGTAATTCTATCTCACCTTTTTTTATCTCAGGCACAAACCAGCACCGGACTGTTTGCCATTTATCTTTATTATCTTTAAACCTAAACTGTTTATCGGCAGTTCCTCCACTGTTCATTTCTTTTAGTCTTTCAGTGATCTGACCACGGGTATAGATCGTAAAATTATTTCTTTTTAAAAAATCTTGTAAAGCACTTAAACGAAAATAAGTAAAACCTTCTTCTGTCCAGGGTTTACCCGTAGCTATCTCTTCTGGACTTCGTGCTTGTAAACGTGCAGTGCAAAAAGATTCTACTAACTCATAAAACTGACCTTTTTGTGTTAATTCTTCAGGAACAGCTATCCTTGTTGCTGTGTTTAGCAAAACATCTACTAACTCTCTCCACTCATCGTCTTTCATTCGTGCGGGCATCTTATACATTTGTTCCATACAAGCCCTTTGAAAGTCTACTTGCATCTGTAATTGTCTGGTACTTAACTCTAGCCTAGCCCCGTCTACATCAATAAACCAAACAGGAGGTTCTGACTCAACAACTGTTACTCCTCCTAATGTAGGAAAAGCTTGCCCCGAACCTATTCCGTATTTTCTAGAACGGCACATAGATTTATTGCAATGGCTTTTTAAAGGTTCTTGCTTACACGTATAGTAATACTCTTTCTTTTCTAATTGATTTTGTATAGTAACAATTTCTTTTGCCGGAAGTGGTGGGTTACAATAACTTTGATTATGCTTTTCTAATAAATCTTTCCACGCATCCGGACTGGACATTTTATAAAACAATCCGACATTTAACATCGCCATATTTCTACCACCTTCAGGAACACCATACTCTGTTAGTTGTTGCAGACATGGTGGTCCTTGAGGTAATATATCAGCACTAACCCCTAACTCTAAACTTTTTAATTCTTGAAAACTAATTTTGTTTTTTTCTGCTTTTGTTAAAAATTCTTCTAAAGAAATATCGTCACCATTAGAACGAATAGCATATCTTGTAGTATGTTCACTGTTAAAATAAGGAAGGTTAATAAAGTTTCCTACGTCTCCACGTTCTACTATTACTTCTTCTTGCTTGGGAAATATTTCACATTGTCCAAACCCCAGAGCAGAAGCAAATTCTGACAACCTATCCCTCAGTTCAGAAGCAGATATTTTTTCCTTTAAGAATATATAAAAATGTGCTCCGCCCGATTTAGAACGGCACACGGTCAACGGTAACTTTAATCGTTTAATATTTTTAACTATTTTAGTTAAGTCTAAATTGTAATCATCTATGTCAAGAGCGCCAAATAAGCATTGATTGTTTTCATCAATTGGAATACTACCTATCCCTAACTTACCATCCAAATGCGCTTGAACAAGTCCCACGGTTAACGGTTCACGAACAATTTGATATTTTGCTTGTTGTTTACCGTTACGTTGGTTTTTTAAAACCTCTGTTTGTCCATGTGCCCCTGTAAACCCTTGAAATAGTTCTAAGAAACGTTTTGCATTATTATCCATAAGAAGTGTGACCCCCTTTGCAGAGGGTCACTATCCAACTAGAATGGAACTTCGTCAGAAGAAATAGCATCTGCTGCTGGCAATGCTACTCGCATCTCTCCGGTTTTAATACTCATGTGCGTTGACTTAGCATCTGTATAAGCCTCCATACTATCTATTTGACGAGCATGATTAATAGACCATGAATGCCACGACCCTTTATCGTTACCGTCTTCTGTAGAAGCTAATTTATAAATACTAGAAAAAGAGGGAAGAGTTACACCTTTGTTTTTCTGCATCATCATTATTGAATTCCATCCACGAGACTTTTTTAGTTGCGTTTTTTTCATGTCAACAATTGCGTTTTCTAAACTTCCGTCTGCGTGAATAACTTTTACATAGTGTTGAGCTGTACGCACAAGTTCATTACCATTTTCAAGTAATTCTAATCCAGTATCCGTATCTCTAACGGCTTTTTGAACTTCTGGAGAAGAAGAGTTTAACTCTCCTACAAAACCTCCTCCTTGTGTACGAGGAATAAACTCTAAAAGTTTAAGTTGATAGTATACAGGAATAACCTCTATACCTTCTTCAGCAGTCCAAAACTTTTTAGTTACTGTATTAAAAATATCTCCTTGCGAAGCTCCTTGAATAAACCCTGGGTCTGTCTTTTTTAGCTGAGGACTAAGGGCTTGGATAATTCTAATAAAAGGAATCTGAATATCACTACTGGTAACTTCTTCAAAACCACTTCCTGAGTCTTCAGTAAACGCTTTCATTAGGTCTGATGTTGCGGGTATTTTACTATCGGTCATTATTTCTCTCCTTTAATTTTTGCTACTTGTCCAACATAAGCATTGAACAACTCTAAGTTTATTGTTTGATTGGCTTCGACTCTTTCTCTAATTAATTTTTTTAAAGTTGGAGGTTCTATCCAAATTCTTGCACTCGTGTCTAAACCCCTTTCGTCTAAGTCTGCTTGTAAGGCTTTAGCACTGTTATCCTCATTAATTCCAAATGAAACTTCTATTTTATTTTTAATAAAATCTTCACACCCTATTTCACGTAAATGATTTAAAGCATTAGTTTTATCTATAGGGTCTTTAGGCATAGAAGCTTGAACAAAATTTGATAATGAAACGGAACTTCCGTCCACAACAACTTTATCCATACCCATTTCCACCATTTTTGCCGGAATTAAGTCAAACAAGTATTTTTGACGTTGCACACGAATGGCTTTTAACTCTTCTTCTAAGTCTGAAACCTTTTTATCCATGTCAGTAGTAGCGCGAATTAAATCACTTAATTCTTTTCCCCCTTCGGTCGATAATGATTCAAAGGATTTTGCATCTGCTGTAATGTTGTTCCAAACGTCATTCTTATTGTCAATAGTCATAGTATCTCCTCTTCAGGTTAATGGTTAAGTTCTTCAATGCCTCCTCGAATAGACAAACGAACAGGATAATAAAGTCTTTCTATTTTATCCCATT